CCAGCACAAACAAAATAAGGACTTTATGACAAGTGTTGATATTAATGACGATGACAAAACATTTGAAAATGAACAAAGTACAGTAACTATACCTCTTAAGGAGTATGACAGGTTGAGAGAAAAACAAAAGTATATTACAGACAAAGATATGATATCTGTAGTAGACAAAATTGAAGAACTTGTTAGAGCCCTTAGGAAACATATTGTAAGGACGGACATATAAGTGAATACAGACTTAACAACTGAACAAAAGGACTACGCAACATTCTTGCCAGCTCTTAGTGGATTCTATGCAACATTCATAGGCAAACAAAGACGTGAGGAGTACGTAGAGTATAAACGTATACCTAAACACTTTACTAATGGTGTTGAGAGCATGAATTGGCTTAATCCAAGTAAGTCGTTGTTTGAGTACAAGTGGTCACTATACTCCGCAGGACACGCCGAACTAGACATTAACAAAGACGCACCTAAAGAAGATATGGTACGAGATAGAGATCGTAACACTTCTTGGATGCTTGGCGATAGTGGTGGTTTCCAAATTGGTAAAGGTGTGTGGGAAGGCGATTGGAAGAATCCTAATTGTCCTAAAGCACAAAAGAAGCGTGAGCAAGTTCTTGCGTGGATGGACGCTTACATGGACTATGGTATGATACTTGATATTCCAGCCTGGGTAGCACGTTCACCAGAAGGTGCAAAAGCAACAGGTATTGACAACTATCAAGATGCCGTTAATGCTACACGTATTAACAATGACTTCTTTATGGCTAACCGTAATGGTAACTGTAAGTTCTTAAATGTATTACAAGGCGAGAATCATGCTGACGCAGAAGATTGGTATCAGCAAATGAAAGATTACTGTGATCCCGTTAAGTATCCAGACACACACTTTAATGGGTGGTCAATGGGTGGACAGAACATGTGTGATATACATTTGGTTCTTAAACGTCTAGTTGCATTGAGATTTGATAACCTACTACAAACAGGTGTACATGATGTAATGCACTTCTTAGGAACATCTAAGCTAGAGTGGGCTACATTATTAACTGACATTCAACGTGCAGTACGTAAATATCACAACCCCAATTTTATGATTACATTTGACTGTGCTTCTCCATTTTTAGCAACAGCAAACGGTCAAGTATATTGTGAACTTGAAACAGGTGATAGATCTAAATGGGTTTATAGAATGGTGCCTAGCATTGACGACAAAGCACTAGCAACTGATACTACTCCATTTAGTACTGCATTTGTACGTGAAGGTAAACACACAAGTTTTAAAGACTCGCCTATTACAAAAGGCTTGGAAGCCAAAGACGTTACAATTTATGCTCCAGGTGATCTAAATAAAATAGGCAAAGAAGGAAAGACATCATGGGATAGTTTTTCTTATGCGATCCAGATGGGTCATAATGTATGGAGTCATATTAATGCAGTTCAAGAAGCGAATAGACAATACGACAATGGAGTTATTCCAAACATGCTTGTGGAAGAACGCTTCGACAGGATATTTTTTAAAGATGTTGTGGACGCAATATTCAAAGCTGACAACAGAGAAGAAGCCAATAAAATTATCGAACAACACTCAAAGTTCTTTATGACTATTATTGGAACACGTGGTGCAACAGGTAAGAAAACTGTTAATGCAAGTACACACTTTGGTAACTTATTTGAAGTAGCTGACGATAGTACAACAGTAGATGATGAGCCTGAACTATCAGAAGATAAGTTAGATAACTTAGAAGAGAATATATAGGAGTTAATTGATGCATACAGAATCGCTTTTTGCAACGCCATTTTTGTATGAACATGCTAACGAATTAAGCAACACTACGTTGCAAGCCTTTTGTAGCGGAATTTATAACGCTGAAGGCAGTAATGAAAACTGGCAAAGCGGCCACCTTGATCTCAATAACGTATTACTACACCCTCTAGTAAATCGTGTACAAGCAATGTTTAATACACAAGCACAAATGCTAGGACTTGTTGATGATTGTCATATAGAAGTATCACAGGCTTGGATTAACGTTAATAAGCCTAATACACGCAGATCTAATACAAATGATATGCATATGCACCCAGGACACATTATGTCAGCTGTATACTACGTACAGGCGGCGACAGACAGTGGTAATCTTGTTCTTTCCAGTCCACATGGACTAATGGACTATGCACTACCATATAAACTAGTAAAAGAATCTACTCCATTTAACGGAACACGATACACAGTGGCGCCACAAGAAGGCGACTTAGTATGTTTCCCAGGGTGGATTAATCATAGCGTCGGTGACAATTTGAGTGAGCATCCTCGAATATCGATCGCATTTAATGGAAACTTAGGAGGAAAAGCACTTGACGATAAGTCATTATAGTGTTATAATAAAGTATGAAACAAAGTAAAAATATCAAAAAGTTATCAAAAGATCATAAGTTTTATTCCAAAAAAGTTGAAGAGTTAGAAAGTGAGCGTTCGGCTCAAAGAGACTTTGGACATAAAGCATTACTAGTATCTTTAAAGAAAACAAAGTTAATGTTAAAAGATCAAATCGATAGGCTTAAAAAATGAAACGTGATTATGCTGATGGTGTAAAAGATGATGTGATTTACTTTACAGGGTATGAAGTAGAAAAGACTCCTGCTGAAGGTATGCACACATTGTTTGTAACAGGATGTCAACCATTAGATGATGTTCTTGCACAAGCAAAAGAACACACAGTCGAACACATTTACTTAGGTGCTAATCACAGTTTTGTTCCAAAAGAAAGTTGGGAAGATCTTGTACAAGGCCTAGTTAATAAGAAATTTTTGGTTACATTAGACTATGATGTAAAGTATCATGAATGGATACTTGAAAGTGGGTTTAATGAGAATCATAACTTTATTAGTATGATTAGTGTTAAACTGCCATACGTAAATCAACTTAACTACAATGCTTGTATTAAGATTGATGATGCAGACTTTGATCATTCTAATCCGGGTGTATGGGTACACAATATTCATCCACTATTACAACGCAATAAGTTTACGGATTGGAGAGCTTATGGCGATGATAATCCGGTTGACAATGATGATTAAAGGTAGTATAATTAATGCAACACGAACGCTATTACGACTATATGGGGCGTAGAATGAGAGAAGAAGATATGGAACAGGCAAAGAATAACGCAATGCAAAACGCAAAGCGAATGATTTGGGTAACCTTTACTAAAGAAGGTATCCATAAGTACCCTGCGGCACTAGATGATCCTAGTCTTGCAACAGGTGATGAGTATGATGTTAGTTTTTTGGGTTACCCACACAGACACATATTTCACTTTAAGGTCGCTATCACTGTAACACACAATGACAGAGATATCGAGTTTATTCAATTTAAACGATGGTTAGTAAAACTATATGAAGGTGAATTAAATGTAGATTACAAAAGTTGTGAAATGATGTCAGATGATCTTTATGAGAAGATCAATGACAAATATCCTGGACGTGAGGTCCACATCGATATCTCCGAAGATGGAGAGAACGGTGCCCACATTGAGTATGCAAATAGCTAGAGGAGTAAAGCAATGTCGTACTGGGAAGATAAGCCCGAGGTTGTCAATATTTTTGATGATCTGGATAAGTTCCGTGTTTTTTGTCGTAACTATGGTTTTAAGTTCGATGAAAAAGATTTGTACAACAAGAATAGCCGTACGTGGCAATTCTTTTTAGATCCTTCCAAACTAAGGAAGAATCGTAACAAAGGCAAAGAGAAATTTGCTAAAGGTAGGAAAAATAACTAATGACAACATATATAGTAGACATTGAAGCAGTAGATACACGCTATACAAGGCAATGGAAAGAACATCTTCCAAAGCAAATGCAACGTGCAACTAATGCCAATGTTACTGTCATTAGTGGAGGAGAGGTGCCTCAGGCTACAACGCCTGGGGCATTTCTAAACTTTGCAGGTACTAACAACTACAAGTCGCAACAGATGTTAGAGATTAGTAGACTGTTTGCAAATGGAGAAATTAAAGATGGAGATTATTTCCTTTATACGGACGCTTGGAACCCGACTGTTATACAACTTCGTTATATGGCGGAACTACTTGGGGTCAGCATCAGAATTGGTGGCTTATGGCACGCTGGTTCTTATGATCCACATGATTTCCTTGGTCGTTTAATAGGAGATAAACCTTGGGTTAGACATGCAGAACGTTCTATGTATGAATGTTATGATGATAACTATTTTGCTACACAATTCCATATTGATTTATTTGCAAAAAGTTTACGTATGGATCCAGACAAGACTCACAGAGTTGGCTGGCCTATGGAGTACTTGGCTAATAGTTTAGATAGCTACAAAGGAATGACTAAGAGAAACTTAATTTTGTTTCCACACAGAGTTGCTCCTGAAAAACAAGTTGAAATATTTAGAGATTTAAAAGAAGAATTACCACAATTTGAATTTGTTATTTGTCAAGAACAAACATTAAGTAAAAACGAATATCATAACTTACTAGGTGAAGCAAAGGTTGTGTTTAGTGCTAACCTACAAGAAACGTTAGGTATTAGTTGGTATGAAGGTGCTCTAGTAAATGCACTTCCAATGATGCCAGATAGACTAAGTTATAGTGAAATGGCAATAGATGACTTTAAGTATCCAAGTGAATGGACTGAGTCATTTGAAAGTTATAAAGAGAATAAAGATAAAGTAGTTGCACAGTTAGTTGACTATGTAGAAAATTACGAATTCTATTTGCCAGAACTATTAAAACAAACACAAAAATTAAAGACCGAGTTCTTTGACGGTCGTGCTTTATATAAAGGAGTTACCAATGGGTGACGATGATAAATGGGATGGTTCAATAAGTATTAGTGCTTCATCAGATTATACTGGCGGACTAGACTACGATAACTCAATTGGTGACGTTACATTTACATATGACACATCACCAAGTACATCAACTATGAGTACAAGTACTGTTACTGTACCAGGTATTGGTAGTCATAATATAACAATGGATAGCGGAGCAGGAGCATACACATTTGACATAGGTGACCACACACTTGATCTAAATACATTAGATGAAGATGAAATACAAGAAATGTGTAAAGAATATCCAGCACTACAGATAGTTTGGAAAAACTTTAAAACTATGTATGATTTAGTTAAACAAGATTACAAAGGTAAAAAAGAAGCAGGGGAAATAGAAGATGAACTTCCTTTCTAATATAATGAACTGGCTCGGAAGACGTAGAGTAATTACAAGTAGAGACGGCAAAGTACCATACCTTGTTCGTTACTATTTGTTTTTAAAAGAACGTAAAAACTTTCCTTTTAACATTACACTACACAAAGTTTTAGTAAGTGATGAACCTACACTACATGATCATCCATGGAGTTGGGGTGCTATTATTTTAAAAGGTGGGTATTGGGAACATACACCACAAGGTAAGTTCTGGCGTGGTCCAGGACATATACGTTTTAGAACAGCAAAAGACTTACATTGGTTAGAACTTGCAAAAGACTCTAAAGGAAATAACATTCCTTGTTGGAGCATATTCTTTATGGGTAAGAAAGCACAAAGCTGGGGCTTTGTTAAAAATGGTAAATGGATTGACAATAAGGAATACTTAAAAGATGCAGAAGCCTAAAATTACAGAATACCTAAACGGCGATATTAAAGTATACGATGAAGTATTTTCGCCACCTGCACTAAATGAACTAGTAACTGAAGTTGCTAGTTGGGGCTACCTATATGGCGAAGTTGACGATATCGATTTACCCCCAACAGGATTGAGTACTGGAGATTACTTAGGTACTAAAACATTTGAAAGTCTTTGGTCGTTCTTAGAAGAATATGTGCCGCATGTACATGGATCAGTTTTAAAAAGATCTCATGCTAATCTGTTTGCACCACGTGAACTTGCAAACTATCATGTAGACGATGAAAGCGATAATGCATGGACATTTATATTCTATGCAAACAATAGCTGGGATATTAACCAAGGTGGTGAAACAAAGTTTATTACTAACCTTAGACATGCATACAATACTACAGGTAAAGAATATCCAGAAATTATTGCTATTCCACCAATACCAGGGCGTATGATTATTTTCAAAAGTAATATATTACATACTGCTACGCCTTTTAAAGATTTTCACAGATTTACACCAACCATTAAATTTGTACCTTTTGATCCTGAAATACATACAGAAGGACCATTAAGATTAGCAATGAAAGAAACATACCCTTGGAGAAAAGATAAATGATTAAGAAACATTATTACAGTTGGACAGACGTAGAACAAATGTGTACACAGATTGTAAATCAGATGTATGCAGATGATTGGACGCCTGATTACATTGTAGGCATTACTAGAGGCGGAAATATTCCTGCTACTATTATTAGTAACATGACAGGTATACGTTGTGAAGCACTTAAAGTAAGTTTACGTGATGGCGAAGCAGGTAGCTTCAATGATAGTGCGTCATGGATGGCAGAAGATGCATATGGAATACTAGATGGAAAAATTGCTTCGGGTAGTCCAACAGCCAAAAAGATTTTAATTGTAGATGACATTAACGATACAGGTGCAACATTCCAGTGGATTACAGAAGACTGGGAATCAGGTTGTCACCCAGGTAATGATAAGTGGCACAGAGTGTGGGGAGGCAATGTTAGGTTTGCTACACTTACAGAAAATTTAGCAAGTAATTTTGGTGGAGTATCATATTCATGTCATGCATTAAACAAAGCTGAAGAAGATGTTTGGTTAGTGTATCCATGGGAAAACGTAGGACAGTATGACGACTAATTTAGGTTGGTGTTGGGCTGGAGCAATCCCTGACTTATTGGTTATTGAACCAGAACGTTTTAAAACACCAAAAGTAACTAACAAGAATTATAACAAACGTGGTATTATTGATTGTCCTTCGTATCAAGGATTTTACAATAACCTGTTTCTATTGAAGTCACCTGTGTCGTTTGATGCAGAAGTTAAAGACGGAATAGTAGTTATTACTAGCAAAGAAGTTGATGAACATCAATTACAAAACTTGTTTACTATACACCCTAAAGAAGATATGCACAATGTTAATATGCCATTGTTTCAATTTAATTTAAACTATTTGTTTGTTGCAGATGAACCTTGCTTAATGGAAATACTGCCACCGTTTATGCATAACGAAAACTTTCCAGGGGAAGTTGTTGGTGGTTCTTTTAATATACACAAGTGGATAAGAACTACTAGTTGGGGCTTTATATTCGCTAATACACGCTCTAAGCTGTCTATTAAACGTGGTGACCCGTTATGTTACATTAAGTTCACAACACCTAACTTGACAAATAAGGTCGGTCTAGAGGAGTGTATACTTACACAAGAACTAATTGATGAATTAGATCGCAAGAGATTCTTGACAAACTTTAAAAAAGGTGGTATAATTAACTTAATGAATAGAGCTCTAAAACTAAGACCCCGTAAGCTGATTAAACGTAGGCCTAAACTTAATGACTGAATATAATTTAAAATATGCTACCGAACGTAAAATTAAACAACGTATGGATATCTTACAAGGGTGGATGGAAGAAAACTATCACCTTAAACGTCCAGCAGTTGTAGAGGAACACATTAAAACTGTAACAAAGTTTTGGGGTGTTATGCAAGATGAAGATAAAGACTACATTGAAGGATGTCGTTTTGCTATTGAAAATAAAAGTGATTGGAGTGTAAAGTGAAAATTGATACTTTGGAACAAGCTCAAGCAGATGGTAGAGCACCTTGGAGTGATGTTGAAATTAGTACAAGAGACTTTGTTGTATACAAAGACAAGTATCCTGTTACTGAAGGACATACACTTATTGTACCACGTCAAAACACACACGAAGCTATTATGAAATGTTTTAACTTTGGTGTTACTATGGGTTACGATAATGTTGTAAGTGAAAAGACTAATATTACAGGTTACAACATGGGAATCAATATGGGAAAGAGTGCAGGACAAACTTGCATGTATCCTCATGTACATTTAATTTTTAGACGTGACGGAGACATGGACGATCCACAAGGTGGCGTTCGTGGTGTTCTTCCTACAAAACAAAGTTATAAAGATGAAGACTTAGAAACACTAGAGAGATTTTATTCATGAGAATTGCCGCTATAGGTTGTAGTCATACAAGCGGATATCACGTTGATGATATGCCCGAAGCAAAAGAAGATATGACCCAAGAACACTGGCCTTATAGTGGTAAGTGGAATGATAACAACTGGGCTGAATATTACATTAACAGTAAAGATGCTGACGGTGTTATATTTGCTAATCCGCAAAACGGTTGGTGGACTTATTCAGAATGGTTAAGTCATTTATTTAAAACCTATGACGATATTGAAGAAGTTGTTGTACAAATGACTTACTGGAATCGTTTTAGGTTAAGTATTCAGTTTCCTATACACTACGAAAACATTGTACCACTAGATGCAACGTATGTTAAAGAACTTACAAAAGGACGTATCGACTGTTGGTATCCTGCTAATCAAACAAATGACGGTAGTGTTAATGACATACCAATGCAAGTTTGGCCAATGGACTTTCAAAAAGAAGTACCTTTTCAAGCAGTATACGATCCAGACTTTAAATTAGCAAAGCCCGATTTAAGATCGGAATCATACATGACTGTAAAGACATGGATGGAAATTATGAGCCTTAAAGCACAACGTGAGTGGTTTAAGGAGATATATATTATACAAGAGTTGTGCCGTAACAACGGTGCGAAAGTAAAACTGTTTGCACTAAACAGTTGGACGTGGATACCAAAAGAAATGAATAAAGAATTTTTTGATTTCAATTATATCCAAGTAGCAAAGACGAACGTTGAAGAATGGTTTCTTCAGCAAAAAGACATCAACGTAGGCAACTATACTGTAGATGGCGAGCATTTTAATGAAATGATTCATAAGGTGATTGCTACAGAATATTTGCCGTCACAATTTTAGAAAGGAATTTTATGTTGAAACAAGTTATGGTAAATGCGGCAAGGAAACACGCAGAAGCGGAGTTAGAATTGCATAAGGCTAACATAGAGGTTTATATGCAACAGGTAGTTGGAATTGGCGAACATTCTGATATCATTGAAACAATTCAAAAAGAATTGGATAAAATGGCACAGGCAACTGACAGGCTTGAAATGTTGGACAAACATTTTGGTGCTTGAAGTCATTGACAAAAACCTAAATAAAGTATATAATATATTTAAATTTGGCAATCCACTGCCTTAACATCGGAGAAGATAAATGAGTAAAGTAGACGAAATAAAAGCAAAACTTGATGCCCAAGGTATCAGGTACTGGGCTAATGATAATATTAGTGAAGTACTTGAACCGGGCGACAAGCAAAAACTAATTGATGAGGCAGTACCTGCTTTTGAAAATGTTTTACAAAAATTGCTTATTGATACAAAGACAGATCCTAATAGTCAGGATACTGCAAGGCGTATGGCTAAGATGTATTACAATGAGATTATATCTGGTCGTTACGACCCTATGCCTAACCCAAGTGCTTTCCCTAACTACATTGAAGGTGGTTATGAAGGTATGTTAGTTGTACGTAGTGAGCTAACTAGTTTATGTTCACATCATCACCAAACAGTAAAAGGTGTAGCGTACATTGGTATTATTGCAGGACCTAAATTACTAGGACTAAGCAAGTACACACGTATTGCACAATGGTGTGCAATGCGAGGAACACTACAAGAAGAACTTAATGTAATGATTGCAAATGAAATACAAGAGCAAACTGGTAGTGAACACGTAGGTGTGTATGTACAAGCAACTCATGGGTGTTGTGAGAACAGAGGTATTAAAGCACATAGCAGTTTAACACAAACAACTGTATTACGTGGTGCATTTAAAAATGATCCTGCAACTAAGAAAGAGTTTATTGATAATGTTAAATTACAACAGGAGCACGCCAAATGAATGATGGACCACTAAAGTCAGCTACAATAGATGGCATGAAAGATTTGACAGGAGTTGTTAAACAGGAATTTATTACATATCGTGTTAAAGAAGGTATGTTAATTAAAGAAACAACTACTCGCAGGTTTTATAACGAAGACTATCATGATTCAATGTCAAGTGAACCGTTAATGCGGGTGGTACAATGAGTCCCATTCCAGAAAGAGTATTAATGCCTGGGCATGTTGAACCTAAGGATCCTAGTAAGAAACATTTTTATATTAGTTTAGTAAAAAGTGTTGTACGAATATTTGCAGGTGGTGCATTTATTGCAGGTGGCTATATGTTAGAAGACTGGGGTATGTGGATTATGGCAGGCGGTGCATTATTAGTAATCGCTGAAGTACTTGGTATAGCGGAGGAGTTATAATGCCAGCTAAACTTAGATATTCAGAAGCATTTTATAGTGTACAAGGTGAAGGCAAATTTGTAGGAGTACCTAGTGTATTCTTACGTACATTTGGTTGTAACTTTCGTTGCATGAACTTTGGTACTGACGAGAAACGTGATCGTTGGGAACAACACAAAGATGGTAAGAAACATAACGCAGAAGTACTGGAACTTATTAATCAAGGTGTCCACAAGACTACAAAAGAGTTTAATGACTTACCTATTATACATACAGGGTGTGATACTTATGCAAGTATCTATCCTGAGTTTAAACACTTCAACAAACTAGCTGAAGTTGATGACGTTGTTGAACATTTACTTTCACTTACACCTAATGGTAAGTGGGTGCAAGATAATGGTCAAGACGTTCATTTAATATTAACTGGAGGGGAACCGTTACTAGCGTGGCAACGGTTATATATCGAACTATTCGAGCATCCACGTATGCAGGATTTACAAAATGTTACATTTGAAACAAACACTACACAATCTTTACACGAAGATTTCTACAACTATCTTAACGATCAAACTAGAATCCAAGTCACTTGGTCTTGTTCCCCAAAACTTAGCGTTAGCGGAGAACCTTGGGATACTGCTATTAAGCCTGATGTGGCTAGTGAGTATCAGCTTGTTACTGACAGCGACATGTATCTTAAGTTTGTTGTCGCTACTCAAGGTGACTTTGATGAAGTTGAAAGAGCTGTGGAGGCTTACCAGAGTGCCGGGGTACAATGTCCAGTATATCTTATGCCGTTGGGTGGACGCAGTGAAGAATATGCCCTCAACGTTAAAGACGTGGCTGAAGCGTGTATGGCAAAAGGATGGCGATTCACACCAAGACTCCACATTAGCTTATTCGGAAATGCCTGGGGAACTTGATAAAGTGATTAAGGCTAGAATAGGTCAAGAAGAAAACACAACTAAAGATCCTAGACCTCTTGATGTACAATTAAGAGAAAAGGGTCTACTATAAGGAAACACAATGCTAGATAAAATAAAAAACGTGTTTAAGAAAAAGGAACCTGTTAAAGGCGAGCCTAATTCAAGAACACTATTAGAACAAGAAAAGGCGGCGGCTACTAAAGCTAAGAAGCCTTGGGTAGCAGTATTAGATACTCAAGTAAATCCAGATGACATCAAGAACGGGTTCTTTGAGCTCGATTGGAATAACGAGTTTATTGAACAACTACTTGATGCTGGTTATACAGGCGAAACTAATGAAGCTATTGTAGACAGTTGGTTTAAAGACGTTGCTCGAACTATCTTAACAGAACAAGGACATGATCCGCAAAGAGATGCTGGACATATCAAAATTGTTTCTAGAGAAGATGGTAAAAGTGAAGCAAGTTAAAAAAGCCCAAGGACAATTAGCTACATTGCAAGACCAAGCAGTTTGGTTAGTTATGCACCCACACCGTTATATGGGTTGGGAAGAAGAAACTATGTGGCCATGGCTACCACATGAAATGATACGAACAAGCCAAAAAATTGATTACTATCTTAGAGATTGTAAACATAAATTTATAGTTTGTAACAAAGAGAAGGATCCAATAGCTAACTTCTCTAAATGGAAACAAATGAATCAAAGACAAGCCTTAATCAAATACTGTAATAAAAATAATATTACTAAACTTGTATATACAGGCTTTCACTATGGAGTATGTATCCTAAGTGAAAAAGAAGTAGGTGCAACTGCAATGCACCAAAACTCACAACTTGAACTGTTTGTTAAACGTGATTTAACTGATATTGGCCCTGGTGCTAGTGTAGACAGTTGGGGTCAAGCAGATGACAACACAAAACTGGTTGCTCAAATTATTTAAATTTAGGTTGACTTGCTTGGCAGTTCGTTGTATAATATACATACAACATAATAGATTTGGACGGTAATATGAAATATGTACTAGTAGATACAGCAAACACTTTCTTTCGAGCTCGACATGTAGTACGTGGCGACTTAGATACTAAGGTAGGTATGGCTTTCCATATTACACTTAATAGTATTAAGAAAGCATGGGAAGACTTTGAAGCTGATCATATTGTATTTTGTTTAGAAGGTCGTAGTTGGCGTAAAGATTATTACGAGCCTTACAAACGTAATAGACAAGAAAGTCGTGATGCACTTAGCCCTAGTCAAGCAGAAGAAGAAAAGATCTTTTGGGAAACGTTTGATGCATTTAAAGACTTTGTAACTACAAAGACTAATTGTACTGTAATGCAACATCCTGAACTAGAAGCAGATGACTTGATTGCAGGTTGGACACAAGCACACCCAGATGATGAGCATGTTATTATTAGTACTGATGGTGACTTTGCACAATTAATTGCACCTAATGTATCACAATACAATGGTGTTAGCAATACAATTATTACACATGAAGGTTACTTTGATGATAAGAAAAAGCAACCTGTTATTGATAAAAAGACTGGCTTAGAAAAGCCTGCTCCACAACCTGACTATATGCTATTTGAAAAGTGTATGCGAGGCGACACAAGTGATAACGTGTTTAGTGCATACCCAGGTGTACGTAAAAAAGGTACTAAGAACAAAGTAGGCTTACTAGAAGCATACGAAGATAAAGGTACTAAAGGCTATAACTGGAATAACCTTATGTTACAACGTTGGACTGATCATGAAGGTAACGAGCATCGTGTACTAGATGATTATCAACGTAATGTTACACTATGTGACTTAACTGCACAGCCTGAGAATATTAAAGAAAAGATTTTTAACACTATCACTGAAAATGCACAACCTAAGAATATTTCACAGGTTGGATTGCGTTTAATGAAATTTTGTGCTATATACGATATGCAAAGAATTTCCGACAATGCACAAGCATATTCAAAACCATTACAAGCGAGGTACCCGGTAAAATGACAAAACTAAAGGCAAACGAAATACTAAAGAATAAGTTTTGGATCGTAGAAGATTCAACTACAAACGAAAAGAAAGGCACACTATCACGTGATGCTGATAACAAATATATGTATAGTTGCGACACAGGAACTTACATTTATGATACTAAAGGCATTGTTGAAAAGAACTTAGGTACATTACTTTGGAATAAGTCTGATATCAGTGAGGCAAAACCTACTGTTGCAAAAGAGATTTATAACTTACCAACTAGTACTGTTCCTTACAATAGTATGTTTGATGTAAAAAGAAAGTTTGGATTGTTTACTAAAAGTAAAAAGTCTAAGAGTTTATATTGTGCAGGTTATTTTTGTATTCACTTTGACAAGGGTTGGGTAAAGAGTTTTTGTCCTAAACTTGTAACACTAGAATCATACGAGTACAGAGGTCCGTTCCAGACTGAGATCGAAATGCGTCAGGAGTTATCACGTGCCAACCGTTAGTCCATTAAACACAATTCCTTTACAACAGTTTATTGACAAAGTTAAGACTGCTGACAACCAACAATTAAAAGACATTACACTTAACATTAGAGATGCTAAGAACTTAGCAATGACTATCGGAAGTGTAATGAGTCGCTTACACGGCGAATTAGAAGCTCTAGTACACCAGGAAAAGAACGCTGAAGAAGTAATTAACGTTACTGTAGATGGTGGCGGGCAAGGGTGGAAATAGCCAAATAAACTACGCATATAACTCCGTCATTTGGATAAATACTTATGATAGAGGAACGATATATGAGTAGACCAAAACCTAAAGTATTGCTAGAGCATGTAAATAAAAAGTCTTATAGAAGCGAACAAATTCTAGAGGCTGATGCTATTTGGGCAGTTTTCCATCAGGGTAAACCTTTTAACTTAAAGTCATCTAATGTACTTACTAATTACCCCGGACCTAAATATAAGAAAGTGTCTTTTAGCAATCCTGGACATGCACACAACCTAGCAAGTAAACTCAACGAACTATTCACTACTGAAGATTTTACAGTCGTAAAATTAACTTCCGGCACAACAGTACAAGAAGACTAAAATGAACTGGAAAGAAACCTATACCAAGGTATTCTTAAAACAGGCCAACATTAGTATTAGTGAAAGCACGTTAAAAGAATACATGCCCGTATGGTGGCAAAACACTCGAGCAGTTGGCGGACTACGTTTGACTGACGAAGGTATGATGTTCATTATGGATAAATTGGATTTGGTTACATATGAAATACCATTTCCCCCAGAGTTTAAGATAACAACTCAAATTATATTGTTCTTAGATAAGTTTATCGATTGTCCTTACTACGTAACTAACAAAGCAGTAACAGTTACAAGTGAAAAAAAGAGCATGGAATTACACCTTTTTAGCGGAGATGTACGTAAATATGGACTAGCTAAAGCTCTAAAACGGACAGACGAAGAACTAAACCCTTGATATTACTACATTCTTTTTCTTAAAAAAAGTGCATTTTCCGGTTGACCTTTTGGAAACTAGGTGCTATAATATATACATACTTAGAAATTAAAGTATGGCACTGATAATAAATGAAAGAGGAATACAACATGGAAAATATAGCAGTTAGAACAGTAAGTCCTAATAGTGCAAAGAAGAGCATTGTTAGAGCATTTAAAAAGAAACGTCCGTTGTTTATCTGGGGAGCACCAGGTATTGGTAAATCGGATATCGTTGGACAAGTTGCAAACGAAATTGATGCACATATGATTGACATTCGTTTGTCACTATGGGATCCAACAGACATTAAAGGCATTCCGTATTACAGTTCAAATGATAATACAATGCATTGGGCACCACCGCAAGAATTGCCAACAGAAGCAGATGCTAAAAAGCATAAGTTTATCGTTTTGTTTTTAGACGAAATGAACTCTGCGGCACCGGCTGTACAAGCGGCGGCATATCAATTAATCCTTAACCGTAAGGTTGGTACTTATGTACTACCAGACAATGTTCTTATTGTAGCGGCAGGTAACAGAGATGCTGACAAAGGTGTTACATATAGAATGCCAGCACCATTGGCAAATAGA